TAAAAGCAGCTCCGAGAGGGGTCTGAGAAACTACCATACCAGTCTTTGGGAATGCTACTTGGTTTAGTTCGAGGCTAGCATATAGCTTTTCATCGGGATCACGATACTGAGCAACTAGATCGCCTTCAACATTGGTAATAGGAAATCTTTTCATTGCCATAAGTTATTCCTCCTTAATTCTTGCGATATTTTTCCATAAATACCGCGAAATCATCAACAGCGGGTTCTGGTAGTGGAACTACTTTGTTGTCAGCACTGCCAGCCATATGTTTCTTAGCATAGCAAACTGCAAGTTTGCCTTCCAATTCTTCATAAGAGAAATTATTTACATTCTCACGAATTGGGCTAATTTCTTCCTCACCTAAGTCAGCTTCATACTGCTCGATTAAGGAATTTTTTTGTTCTACTTCTAAACGAGTGCGCTCTGCTTCATAAGTAGCAATTTGTTCCCGTAGGCCGGCTTCAGTCTCAGACGCGGATGTTATCTGGGCCTCAAGTTCTGCAATACGAGTTTGAGCATTCTCATAATTAGTAGTCATTTCAGTTAATTGATTCTGAAGTTCAGTAATCTGTGCTTCAAAATCTGGAGCAGGTTCAGGTTCTGCGGGTGGATCAATTGGTTCCGGATCAGCCGGAGCTGGCTCTGGATCAGCTGGTTCTGGCGCAGGTTCTGGATCTGCCGGTGGGTCAACAGGAGCGGGATCTACTGGAGCAGGATCTGCAGGCGGATCTACCGGGGCAGGATCTGCTGGAGCAGGATCTGGCGCTGGAGTTGGATCATTTACTTCGGGATTTAAAATGTTGTCATCCATCTTTTGTTCCCCTCCTTGCGGTTGATTTTCTGCCTCTTCAACTTTAGCCTTCAAATCAGCCAATAGAGAAGAGAACTTATCATATTGAGATTTATATGTATCATCATTCTTACTAAAGAAAGAAGATACTGAGAAACATGGTTCGTGATTACCAATAATACACAATCCCATGATTTCGGCTTTAGTATAGACAAAATATTCAGTATCCCCAATATTTGCCCAATCACCTTCGATTGAATTTATATCAAGTTCCATTGATTGATTTTGTCCAACTACAAAATTAGCTTCATTGAAATATTTTGTGAATAGCACTACTGAAAAAACAGCATAATCGCGCTCAATTCCATCAGTATCCTTAAAAGGTTGCCATCCATCAAAATATTCAACATAACCATATGCACTTGCAAGAGTAGGGCCAGTATGACTTGCCCAATTCTTTGATTCTGGATCAAAGAATCCAACTACTGGAGTATCTCCTTTTGTTGCGCTTGCAATTAACATATCAGCAACGTCATCTTTAATATAAGAACCGTTGCGATTGCCATATTTAGTAAAAACACCAACTTTTAATCTGTTAAGATTGGAAGAACCGCTTATAGGTTCAGCTGGTGAAACTATTACAGCATTATCGAAATAAATTGGAATATTTCTTTTCATCAGTTTCATCCTCCTTAACCCATACTATCAATATTGGCTTGTGTTTTTTCAGATTTATCTTCATCAGCCAACTCGGGTCTTCCGCCCTTATTAGTTATGTCTTTCACTGACGCTGTAGTATTACTATTTTTTTTCGTTGGATTATTTTTTTTGTCAGAATTTTCATCCCCAGTTTGAGTATAAGAAGAAAGTAATGGTTTCATCTTTACATCAAGATCTAAGAATTCATTTTCAAAATCAATAACGCTAATTAAATTACGCTGTTTTACGCCCATAGCTACGCCCGCGCGCATCTTAGAATAACCAAATTGTGCGCCTTGTAAATATTGTCCTTGATATTCTTTAATATTAAAAACAGTAGTTGGTAAAATTTCAAAATCAAAAACTAATCCTGTGCGAGCAAATCTACTATTAATTAAATAACGAATCCAAGTATCGTAAGCATTAAGATACGCTCGCATTATGGATTCAAGACGTTTAATAGCGTAAGCTAAAGAAGAACTATTTTCAGCATTAAATAGTAATTCACTAGTTCCTAAAGCTTCCCATGCATTTTTATTATATTTTTCTATTCTATTATTAGACTGAGAAGCCGCGCCAGTATCTTGTAGATTTTCTAACGAAGTATCACCAAATGTAGTTAATACATCTACAGTATCTAAATCTCGTAGCATATTAGCTACACCATTGTGAATCTGTTCAACTTCATCAAGTTCAAATACTAAATGTCCATCACTATCTATTGGCATTTTTTGAATTAATAACTTATATAATTCATTTTCATCGCGCTTTTCTTCGCGGCCTACGGCATCTTTTAAATCAGCAAGTTCAGGGATTGCTGCAATTAATAATGGAGTACAATCTTCTGCAAAACAGAAAACTATTCCCCCAGCACTTGCAGGAACCTTAACCCATGGATCACCATGACGATCGCCGCGTTGCCAAGCACGCCATGCTCTTTGAATTATCTCTGGATAATTTAATATTGCGGCGTCACGTATTGCATCATCTCTAAATGCAGTAACAAAATACTAAAGATTAAACTCAAGAATACTTAAATTATTAAAATCTTTAAAGCGAGTACGACAGAACTCTATTGGTAGATCCTATACTACAACTTTGTTACCAAGTTCTTGTAAAATACCAAAATATATCCCCGACTTTAACCATTCACGAGTAATACGCATTAAAGTATTTTTTACGTCTAATGCTTCAACAAAGGAACAAGCACTATAAAATGCTTTTATAATCTATGCTTTAGAACCTTTTCCTAATTCATAAATTGGAGTTACCATCGTATCATATAATGGTAAGGCTGCCAAGAAATCAACATTATTTCTATAGCGTGCATCAGTTCTATAAAAATAACGAGAAAGATTTCTAATAGCAGATATTTCACCAGAACAAATTATTTCTTTAATTTCTTCTTTAGTAAATTCATGACGGGGAACGCCATTGTAGCGTTCACTGACATAACGAGAGGCGCGTGTGCGAGAATCTATTGGAACGTAATTTATACGGTATGCGGCTTTATACATATCATTAAAATTATTTACTGGTTCTGCCGCAACAGTGGTTTCAACTGTATTTACTTCACTTTCCATAAAATTCACCTCCTACTTTTAGGAGTGAAAAAGCCAAACTAACCAATGTTGTTTTTTCTTCTTTTAAAAATTTCTTTATCTTCGTAATATTTTACCCTATAAAGTCCATATTCAAGAGCGCTAAAACGGTCTTTTTCTAATGATTTAGAAATACGTTCAACTTTATATTTATTCTCAATACCAGTTGGCTTTAAGCGTAAATTATTTAATTCATCCATCAAGCGTGAAGTCATTTCATACGGCATTAAGAATATACGTCTATCAATAGAAGTCATCTTCTATCCTTTTTTAGTCTATAATAGCTTATCCTTAACAATACGTTCATGTGCTAAAAACGCAGTTGAACCATTATTAATAGAAGAAAGAAAAGCTGAATGGATTTCATCTTCATTAGAAGCACCAGCCTTAATGTCATAAATAATAGCATTGTATCGAGGTACTGGTACGTCTTGTTCTGTTTTTAATTCTGGTGGTAAATGATTTGCATCATTAAATGTAAAATATGCTGGAAAAACTTCGCCAGTCTTTTTATCAAAAGAAGGTAATACCATAGCATCCATTAAACCAATGCCGGGGCCGTTACCGTCAATAACAATTTCGCGCGGATTATAAAGCTATATTAATTTTTTAAGTCGTGGTGCCTGTTCTGTAATATAGTTAGCGCCATTTATTACTTCAGTATAAACAACATTTTTCTTAAAACGCTAGCTTCCGGGCAATACTTTAATTACCATAATTGCTGTATTGGCATTGTATCGGCCAACGTCGCATCCAATTAAATACCAGGCATCTGGATTTCCTGGAGTAACAGTAGCCTATCTCTCACATTTTAATAAAGATCTATGTTTATTTAAACGGCGAGAATCGAGCCATGCATCATCACTATTACCGCTCCATATTGATAAAGATTCACGCGCAAAAGAATCTTCACTAACGGTATTAGAATAACGTTGATCCATTAATGCCTATTTACTTAAAAGTCCATAATGTAATGGCACTTCGTAAGATAATCCCCATGAAAAATATTCTTTTGGCCGTAATACCGCATTTTTAGTAATCTCAATTAATTTCGAATACATAAATACAGTACGTTCTGCTGCGGTAGTAATGAATATCTGAGCCGCCGCGGGTTCATCAGGATTTACAGTACCATCTACTTCTTTACGTGGAATATTCATTTGAGGCCAAATAACTTCGTTAAATGGCACTTCATCAATTAGGGCGCACTCTTCCAATACTGCACCGGTCGCGCGCAAACCACGAGAAGTATCCTTAGAAATTACAGAAATCATACTACCATTTTTCAAATAAATTTCATAATAATTCGAACTAGATTTAATACCAGTTTTTCCATCGTCCTAACGAGTCTTTAACTCATTACGTAATAAAGGCCAATGCTTAAAAATCTCTTCAAACTTAGCTTCAGCAATTTTAATAACTGTACCTTTCGTATCAGATACAATCATTAAAGTAGAGCCGGGCAGTAATACCGCACGAACAAGCGCAGTTAAATAGGCCGTAAATGACTTAGATGTAGCACGAGTTGCTGTCCAAAAATGATATCTATAACGCATTCCGGCTCTAAGCGCAATACGCTGAAAAGGTAATAAATGAAAATTAATTGCATCCTATGAATCTTGAATTGCGTCAAGAAAAAGATCTGGATACTTAATCCAATAATTTAAATACTTTGTAAACAATTCCTAATTATCATCAAGATATTGGCGCGTTAATACGATGCCTTTTTCAATAGGGATCCCATCACGTGTATTGACTTCGCCAAATTCATTATTCATTTAACACACCCCCACCTAATTCCGCCGCGAGGTCTGCATCTCCTTCATAATCAATATCAGCTGTTTCATCAAATTCTACTTTTTCATTCTCAACTTCTTCGAGTCGTTCTGTCATATTATAGCGTTCGCGCATATCTTCTACTTGTTCAGCAAAATTACCCTCATTAATAACTAATCTTTTCAAATAATTCTAAATATTTTCCATCATAAAGTCAATTGAATCTTGTGGCTCAGTATGCCAATTTGGATGCCATCCTTTCTTACCATAATAAACCATAAGTTCACCAACAGATTCAAAGTCGGCCGCAGACTTTGCGTTAGAAGCTTCAAAATGATAAGTCTTAACCATATCATCTTTCTGCTTCATTAACTTAGAAACATCTTCACCAGATCTCATGCCTTCTTTAATATGTAATTCAAGTTCACAGAAGTCACGAGCGGCTTCCTAAAGAATAGGCGTTGATACATTCTGAGTTGCAACAATCTAATTATAAAAATTATCTAGCCATAAAAGCTATTCTGGCTTATAAGCCGCAGACCAAATCTTTCTCAACTTCTTTAGTCTAGCATCATTTAAAGCCTTAATCTCATCATCAATTGTTCCTTCGTTTTGCGCTTGATGCCATCTTTCATTCTCATCAACCCATTGTAGGGCGCTATAATGGTCATCATATAATAAATTAAAATACGCAGTCAATGTATGATCTTTATGTTGCGCGTAAAGCTAAGTCCACTTATTGAGGTCGAATGGCAAATCAAGCCACCGCATCAATCTATCAACTTCTCCCAAATTATCCTACTTTACCATAGTTTCAAGACATGGAGTACAAATATAACATTTTCCGCCAGGAAAAAACTTAGAAGGAGTCGATTGAAAAAATTCTTCTGGTTGCTCGCGCTTACATTTAATGCAGCGTCGGGTCTTTTTTTCTGAGGTCTCCATCACTATTAATCACTCCTCTTTTAATACGATTAACCTTATCGCATTCTTTGCAAGTATTTGAAAGCTTATCCTTGTGGGCATTATTGCGGCTAAAGAATAATAGATCTGCCGGTAAGGTACGCCCGCAATGAATACATTTCTTACATTGCTCTTTGGGAGTTTCAATCTACAATCTTTCCATTTTTGCTACTTGAGCAATCTTTTTCGGCACCTCATTACTAATAATAGAAACGAGGTAGTTAGGGGAATATTCTATTGCATAGCGGGCGCGCATCTCTTCAAGAATGTCATCATAGGCCATGCCCTATTTCCTCAATTCAATAAGGAACAGGCGCAATTCGCTAAAATTACACATAGACACATATCGGTCAAAATCCCATAGCAAGGTTCTCCCATACGTATCAATCTTTTCTTGAAGCGCATCATACAATACACAATACTAATTGAGTAATGCGCGAACATGTTTAGGGTTCTCCCAATCAAATGTATGTTCACACACAACCCATTTAACCTCTAACTAGTCCCCCTCCCCTCTGGTCTCATAGTCTGCGAGATTGCGGGAAATACGGCTTGTATAGGAATGAGTTACACGTTTTTCCCATTCATTATAAGAAATCCAATAAAAGCTATCGCCGCACCAATCATAAAATTGAGTTTTTGGGTGGTCTAAATTCTAGAAATGAATGGCTGGTTTTGCACTATCTTTCAAATAATACTAATGTCTTCTAATATCAATAAGGTTGTGTTTTAACTAATAAATTCGATAAGGATCAGTTACTAATGCATCATCTTCTTGCGGCGGCACCTTACCCTATGCAATATCGAGCATTCGCTGCCATCTATCAATAATCTCCCATTGCTCGATCATGCCGGGGACATCCGCATCACCAATATCTACCAATTCGCCAGTCTTCTTATCATATTTTGGCTTGTTGATACAGGGCTTTGGGGCCGTGTATGCAGAGCGCTTGTAGGCACTTTGAAGCTATTGTTCGTCAAAACCGGGAGTCTCCATAATCTCATCAAGCGACTAAACCTTATCATCTTTTGTCTTATAACTCTTATATCTCTTATCTTTATCAATTGTTTCGTTTCGTTGTATAGAATTTTTACCCTCTTCGTCCTTGCCATATAGGATGTAGGAGGCCATTTGTTCTAATTCTGTGGGACTAGGGTCCGTATCGAGCGTGTCTAAAATTTCTTCAACGGCGGCTAAACGGTCTGTATCACGTTCGATTGAAAAATTTAATGAGTATTTCTTTTTCATCGGAGCTTTCCACCTCCTTTACTCCATTATATCATGTTGGATTATTAAATGTCAAGTATTTG